CGGCTTCGATAGAATTGACCAAGGGATCGATGGCGGTCTCAAGGTATTTTGCCCGTCAAGCTTGCAGAATAATTCTTGTGGCGATTGTCGCGCGTGTTGGGATTCTAGGATTGAGACGGTAGTATATAAAGCGCACTAACAAAAATATAGCCGTTTTTTTGTGGTAGGTTAACTGGATCCAGTTAACCTACCATTTTTTTTTGCCTTGAAATTTGACTATAATCAACTTGTTTAGCTATTCAAGACACCGAATCGCCGAGAAGCCGTCAAATTTGCGATCCTAGACGCCTATTAAATCAATCTGCTATATATCCCTATTTTAGTATCTATCTCTTAGATTTGGCCTGCTTACGTTCGCGTAAATGGCATCATGTGAAGTATGGTTGACGCCTTACGCGTGCGCGGATGTCTGCAACGATTAAAGGATATAAGTATTTAAATATGTCTTTAATTAAGTCTTTTCAGATGTCAAAGATTAAAGAATAAAAGATTAAATATGTCTTTAATTATTTAATTACTTATTTAAAGAATCAAAGATTAAAGAATAAAAGATTAAATATGGCAAAAATTCAATATATCATAAATTTAATATATCAAAAATTTAATATATCAAAGATTAAAGAAATTTATCCGAAAGGCGGATGTATGGAAATCCGGAACCCAAGGTTACCCCCGGTCTTCTGGAACGATAAACGGTTGATAAGCCCATGTCGGCACGAGAGAGCTTATGGGCGGGGTGCGTGTACGGAGAGTTTCTGTGCGTGTGGGGAGTGTGCGTGTGTGGATGCGTTTGGTGAGTGTGCTTGACATTGGGGGATGTTTTGTGCTATGGTGGATACTGGTTGGATGGGGAGGGATATGGTGATAGGTTATGGGTAAATGGGGTAAGGACATGGTTGGGGCCAATCCGGCTGTGTATCGTGAGACGATAGTTGTGATGATGAGGTATGGGGGGTGTGTGGATCAGATAGCCAAGGATTTGGGTATGAGTGAGAAGAGGTTAGTGGCTTATATCCGGTCAGAGGGGTTGGATGTGGAGTTAGGGAGAAGGTCATGGACTTGGAAATCTGTGACGGGCAAGAAGAGGAGGCGTGGACATGCGTTGCGTGACAGGAGTATGGTGAAGGGTAAGAGGAGGGGTACCCCCCGGTAACTTGGAGGGTTGAAGGTATATGGAATTATATTTACCTGAGCGTGGTTTATCATCGAGGCGTGCGTGTGGCAGGGTACAGCGTGTGAAGTTTAATCATGACGTGTATCGGTTACCGACATTGAACCAGATGTTTGGGAGTCATTTTCATGAGCGTGGCAAGGTAAAGAAGGCGGTAGAGTTAGCGTTAACGAGATTGTTTAGGACGAGATTGGACAAGGTTGTTGGTTACCCGGTAGATTTTTATTTTGTGTGGAGTAATAGGACGAGGAGGGTAGATCCGGACAATCAGGCGAGTGCGGGCCAGAAACTTATTTTGGATGCGTTACAGAAAGCGGGAGTGATGGAGAATGACGGTACGTATCATGTGGGCAGGTTATATCATGATTTCGAGTATGGTGTGAAAGAGGCTAGTGTAAGTATAGAGTTAGTTGAACGAATATATAATGATGACCGATTAAAGAGTGTGGGTAAGGGAGACAGTATAAGTATAAGGAAGAGGGTGCCATCGGGCAATGGCAGGAAGAAGAAACGTCGGGTGAGTGAGCAGTTGGAGTTATTTGATCTTGATTGAGGTGGTTGGGGGGTTATAGGTTATGTCGATAGTCAGGTTAACGTTATCGGAGGATCAGTTGTTGCGTGCGAGGGAAGTTGGCATGGAGAGACACGGGATGAACCGTGGGTTGGGGGTGGCTGAATCGCATGGGTATAGCGGGGACGACGGTGAGGTTTCGGTAAGGGGCTGCATGGCGGGACTGGGAGTTTCGGTAGTTTTGGGTTTAGATTGGCGAGGTTTCAGGAAAGATTACAAGGGCACGGCGGAGGTTGGTGATGACATTGTGGTGAGATCGACTTTAGCTCCGCGAGGAAGTTTGATATTGCATCCGGAAGACCGGAACGACTGGAAATATGTGTTAGTGAGGTTGCATGGGTTACCGGAACTGGAGATTTGCGGTTGGATAACGGGCAAGAACGGCAAACGCGAGGGCAAGTGGGAGGATCAGGTATCACCGTTTAAGGAGCGGCCGTGTTATTTGTGTCCGGCATGGATTTTGAGGCCGATGACGGACTTGATTCTGGACGGCAGTGAGGATGGGGATGAGGGTGTGGACGAGGGTGATGATTACTTGGCGGGGGAAATAAGGCGGCAATTGGATTTATGGTAGGTATTAAGCTCTTGTGAGGTGAGAGAGGGGAGATGAGGTTAGTAATAGATCCGCATTTGAAGGAAACCAATCATTTGAAGATAGTGTTAAACCTTGACGGTACGCTTGAGAAGGTACAGCTTTATCATGATGGTTCTGCGGGTACGGACGAGATTCTTTCTGTTTATGAAGAGTTGAAGGAAGAGATAATTGTGTTTGGGGTAAAGGCGCAGGAGTTGATGAAGGTTTATTATTCTGATGAGGGAAGGAAGGAAGGGGTTTCGGTGGGGGGTTAAATAACGGATGAATGATGGGTTAGGTTGGTGGTTGCTGATTATGCTTACATCTGCTATCATCATTATTTTAGCTTCGATGGGGATGGTGACGTTACTTAGATGGATGGGTGGTTATGCTTTTTGATGTAATGAGGACGCTGGTTATATTTTTTTCAGCTGCTATACTAGCTGTGGTTCTGATGTATTTAGTGATAATATTCTTTATTGCCGGTTAGGTAGGAGGGGTGAGATGGCTTTTATTAAATATTTGTTTCTGATCATTATGCCGATAGTAGCGGGCATGGTGATGTCGGGCGGGGTAGCACAGTTTCTGGATGCACCATCAGGATTTATTGTTATTGTTCCTACTGTCGGTACTTTGTTAGTAGCATACAGAGGATCTTTTCTATTATCATTTTCTGCTATATGGAAAAATGTAGATACCGAAACACTTGAAACTGCTATTGCCTTTTAGAAAACAGTTAGGACATGTGCAATTGGATATGGTTGTTTAGGGTTTATGATTGGTTTGGTTTCAATGTTAGGAAGTTTGGATGATGTAAGCTCTATTGGGCCAAAGATTGCAATAGGTCTTATATCAGTTATGTATGGACTTAATGTTTCATATCTACTGGCAGCACCATTGATATGTTTATTGGAAACAAAAAAACGTAATAGAAGGAAATAAAGGAGAAGACATGGCTAGATTTGAGGCATGGGTAGAGATGGTCTTGGAACACGAAGGAGGATACGTGGACGATCCTAACGATAAGGGTGGTCAGACGAATATGGGTATCACGCAAAAGAGTTTCAGTGACTTTCTTGGAAGAGAAGCCAGTGAACAGGATATGCGTGAGATGACCCGTCAACATGCACTGGATTTCTATAAAGATTTGTGGGATAAGATGAACCTTGATCGGTATCCACCACCAGTACAGATGCAATATGGTGATATGCAGGTTAATGCTGGTAAGCGTGGAAGTGATATGATTCTTCAGATGGCAGTTAATACTAAGATGCATCCTAATAATGTGGAGAGATGGATTGATGTTGATGGTGTTGCGGGACGAGGAACATTTGCTGCTTTGGAACGTGCAGATTTAACGGCTTTGGATTACTTTGGGGAACGGGTACTGTTTCATGCCAACAATGTGTTTGCTGGCAGCAAGTACGGTATCAAGGTAGGAGATTATATCAGGAAGAGGGAAGCTGATCCGGACAATCAGGATACGTGGGGTCGTACGCGTACGAGTCAGAACGGATTCTGGCGAGGTTGGTTTCGACGCGACTTGGAAACTTACGAGAAATCGTTACTGGATGGTGACGGCTAGGTAAATGGCGGGATTAGGCGACTTGGTTTTGGATTTGATAAGTTTGTGTGGTTGGAGGGCCAAGTTTTTTGATCGTCGTCGAACGGAAAAGGTATTGGAACTTGTCAGGCAGCTGAACGAGATAGATATCGAGGGTCAGCGGGTCTATGAATCGGAGAAGGTGGATCACGCGGGTCTTGATCGGCGTGCGAGAGTCCCTTCGGACGAGGAGTTATGGCGTAAAGAAAGAGCGGAAGGAGTTGATCGTGCATACTGGTGAGAAGGCGCGGGACGAAGAGATTACTAAAGGGGTATTGCATCGGAAATACGGGTATTTGGAGCTGGACAAATCTAGGCCGC